CAGTAAATAAGCCGGTTGGCGGCTTTCTTTTCCACCACGAAGGACAGCCGCAGATGCTCGTTTTCCTTATACCGGGTGGTGATCTCCTTCTGCTCGGAGCGCAGGGTCGCCAGCTGTGGCGTAATGGAGATACCGCGATTTCCGCTCATGCAGGACAGCACCACGGCGTCGTAGTTCATAACGTCCCGTGTGGCAAACTCAATCTCAATGGTCTTGCCTGCGGTACGGAAGTCCTTCCCAAAGGGCCGCGCCGGAATAGTCAACCGGGCATCACCGGATACCCGGAGAACGGGAACCTTGTCCTCGTCCAGCTGCCAGCCGTCCGAGGTGAAGTTGAAGCCCGTGAACACAGCGGACACATCCTTATAGACCCATGCTCCCGGCTCATCTTCCGTATTGCTCCTGCCCGCGCTGGAAAGGTACAAGGACAAGCCCTCGGTTTCCGCCTCAATTTCCATTTCACTGGCGGTGACCGTCAGCGCAATGGTGCGGGAGGCGCTGCCGCAGGAAATCTCCAATGCCAGATCTCCTGCGCTGTCGGCACGATACGACCAGACCTGCTGGGTGCGGTCTACCGTTTGACGGGAGACGACGTTCCCATTCACCGACAGCTCTACCTCGGCGGTCAGGTTGGCAGGATCGTAGACCGTGAACGGAATCGCCAGCGTCGTGTACTGCGGGGCGGCACCGTCCTGAAAGCCGGTAGCGATGATGAGCGTCGTGTTCAGGCTTTCGACGCAGATGATCTCATAATACAGATGGTTGGACTCAATCACCTGCCCATTGACCGTCGCGTCAAAATAGGCCTCCAGGGTATGCGCGCCATGCTTCTGCGCCGGAATCGTGTAGGACATCTGTCTGCCGCTGGAGGTGGTATTGGCCGTTGCAAGCTCCTTGCCATCCAGCAGAATGTGGACCGTCTTGCTGACAGCGCCAACCGGCACATAGGTAAAGGTGATAATGCCATCGAAAACCGTCCCGGAGTCAAAGGTGGAACTCATGGTCGCCTCAATGGCATTAATGTTGAAATTAATGGTGCGGCTGTTCTCGTAGGCATCCGACACCTGAATCCGTACCGCGTTGCCGCCCACCGCCAAGTAGGGACCAAGGTCCGCGGTAACAGCGCCCTGGGGGACGTCCAGCATAGCTTTCACAATGCCGTTCACCGTGACCTTCATGACGCCATTGCCGGTGGGCATTTCGTCCTCCAAAGATGACCAAGTAATCTGAATCGAACATTCTTTACCGTAAGCCACGGACTTACTCAGCCAGCCGCTGGTGTTGGAAACCATCAGAACGGCATTGTTCCCACCGGAACCGCCGGAGCCGCCCGTGCCGGAGAAGGGCCCAAGCGGTCCCGCGACAACTTCATTGTTGGAGGTCAGGTACAGATATCCGTTTTCCACAAACGCTCCGTCCACCTTTTCGGAGAGCAGCAGCTCCATATTGGAAAAGCTCTGCCGCATCTCCTGGGCGGCGGACATGGCAAGCTGCGCGTCGCCGGAGGCGTTGAAGGACTCGTCCTTGGCGTTCTTCGCCGCCGCCAGCGCTTCACTGGAATTGCTCTCCGCCGCCCTGGCGATGGTCTTGGCGTCGGAAGCCTCCCGCGTCGCTTCACCGGCGGCGTCAATGGCTTTGCTTGTCAAATCGGACAGCTCTTTCTTCGCGGTCAGCAGGTTTTCTTCCGCTTCGGTCATGGACCTTTCCAGCTCCACAACATCCAGATTTTCCTTATGGATCTTCTGAATGCAGGATACGAAAGCGTCCTTCACATCCACGCCGAAACGCGCGGTCAGAAATCGCTGCAGTTCTTCCTGTAGATCTGCCACAGGTCATTCCTCCCTTCGTTTACTCGATAGAATCAATAAAAGCCTGGGCGACATCGGCGATGCTGTCACAGGCGGCGATCGCGTCTTTATCCACCAGGACCCGATCCATGCGGTAATTGTCCCGGACGATCTTTCCGGTGGCATCGTCAATTTCGGAATAGGTAATACTCAGCCGTTTGCCCACGGCGTCGTTCCAGAATGTGACGGAGGTTACTTTCTTCATGCGGTGATTCTCCCTTCTGTAATGGATGTGAGATAAGAAGCCGCTTCGGCTCCGTAGTTTGTAGTCGAGGTGTCCGCCAGCCCACGATCTTCCGTCATGCGCAGCTGGTCGAAGTCAATTTGCTTGGCTTTGAGTTCCCAGCCGAAAGCGGTGCCAGGTGTGCCGGAAACCAGAAAATAGCCGCCGCGTCTGCTTTCCAGCACCAATTCGCCAGCGCCATACGCCTGCAGGAACACTTGATATCCCTCCGGCGAAACACACTGGGCAAATACCGGGTCAATTGGCACATAACAGAAACCGTCCTCCGCAATGACCGCTTCGCCGATATCCCCGAAATAGGGAGTCGGCGTTTCATAGGCATACAGCCGCCGTTGTCCATAATCCTTTGTCTTTACACATCGCGCCTTGCTTCCCAGTACGGACAGATCCCCGGTTATCTGCGTAAGAACGGGCACCTCCAACCAGTTCTTGTGAACATTCACGATATAGTTTTTCTCCGAGTCCATCAGGCTCATGCTGATTTCGGAGCCGTCGCTCATGCCGACAAAACCGCATTCATAGGCCCCTTTATAGAAGCCTATGATGCCTTCGGTCAGTTTGATGGAGCGGACGATGCTGCCGGACTTGCCATCATAGGAGTCCGTGGAAATGCCGCCCTTGCCAAGGTAAACGTCGCCCGCACCGCCGTGGGGCGTACACATGGAGAGCCAGTTGCCGGCGTGGATCCAGTCACCGAAGGCGATATAGTCGCTGTTGATGTTGAAGCCGCCAATCTGACCGGCCACCGCCTCCATGCTGCCATCCGTTTTGATCTTGAAGTAGTTATTGGCAGTGACCGATCCGTTCAGATTGATGCGTTTGGCCTGAATCGCCACTTCCTCAGAACTCTGGTTGATAGCGGAGATGATGCCGTCCTTTTCGACCTTGGACGCGATGCCGTCGTCCGTCCCTTTGATCCAGTTGTTCAGCCCGATACTCAGCTGATTGGTATCGATGGAATTGGCGACAATCCAGCTGCCGAGAATCTGGCCGTCCACCGTGATGCCCACGGTATAGGGACCTTCGTACCCCGTGGTACTGGCGGCAATGCCGTCCTTGTTGATCTGCAGGATACGCCTGGCGGTCGTTTTATCCGGGGTATCCATATATAGATCCCGCAGCCAGCGGCCATCCTCGTCGTACTCCGTCAGCTTGTAGCCGCCCTTGGCCCCGGTCATCATGGCGGTCAGGTTGTCAATGCTGATTTGAATGTTTCGGTTGGAGGTATTGATGGCGTCGTTCTGCCGGTTTCGCAGCTCATTGCGTGCCGCGGACTGCTGGCGGGTGTAGGTTTTCTGCTGCTTGGTGGACAGCTCCAGCGTCCGCCCGGCAGGATTCTGAAGCGGAATGGTCAGCTTCATAACCGGAAGGACAATATCCATGCCATAGGGCTTGGCAAGGCAGTGGACACGGTCGCCTTCGGCAAAGGCGTTATAGTCGTGTCCCAATTCCGAAAGGTCGGCGGCCGTCAGCGTCAGGGACATGGTCTCAAACTGGGTGCCGGAAAGCCACTCTTCCGCCTTGCGCTTCAGATTCTGGGGTTTTGTCACATCGTCCCAGGTATTTGTCGCCCAGACCCAGCCGAATTGCTCCACCGCTTCCTGGCTGAACACATAGTTTTTTCCGTCGTTGACGGAGGTAATGTCCACCCGCTTTTCCAGCGTGTCGATCTCGGATCTATCCTCCAGGGTTGCGCCAAGCGGGATCAGCGCCGTCGCCACGTCCTCGGCGGAGGTGGTTTCGGAATAGTCCAGCAGATTCAGTCCAAATTCAATAGGCTGGGTGCTGTAATTGCCGTACTGCTCGATGCTGACCCAGTCCAGAATCAGCTGACCGTCCGCATGGCGCAGCCGCAAATAGCCGCCCAGGCGATCCACCAGCTTGTCCCGGATGGCTTCCAGGGTGCTTTCGTAGTTGGTGCAGCGGTAAAGGCTGTTGTTGGGATCCGTGATGGAGACATAGCCGAGCCGGATCTGCTTGCGCGGCTCCACCTGACTGTTGTGGATCTCCAGCATTTTTCCAAGCAGCGCAGCCGGAGAAATATCATGGTACTCTGCCTGCGGCTGAATGGAGTCGGCCAGAAAGCTCAAGGCTCCGGTGCAGTAGATCTGCTTATTCTTATTTCGGTCGATGTTCGGAATTTTCCGCACCTCACCATAAAAAATCTCTGTGTCGTCCCGAAACACAGAGAGCATGGACTTGCGGCAGAAAATGCGGTCATAGAGCGGATTGTTCGGAGGAACCGTCGCGGTAAACACACCGGCGTAGCCCGGCTCCAGCTCCAGGACCGGATCTGTCAGCATGGCGGAGGGATGGTCCGCGTGATACAGCACATAGCCGTCCAGCTTGACTTTGTACATCAAATCACCCTCCTTCGGAATAAGACCCGCAGGCTACCACGTCCGGAGAAATGCAGCGTCAGGTCGTTGTCGCTCACCAACAGTTCTGCCAGTCGGTTTTCGCCTTCCTGCAGAAGATAATCGTCTCCGTCCACCGTCATTTTCAGCCCCGTCTCGCCGATCTCGGAAACCACGACGCTTACAACAAAAGGTACGGCGCTGTGTGGGATGGCGCAGGATGCGGTGGGACTGTCCGATGTGAGCGTAATGCTGATGGGATCGTCGATAACGCCCAGCTCAAAGTCAAAGGGATTCCAGAGCCAATCCGAGCTGCTGTTATCATTGAGGCTGTAGCCATAGGGGTCGGCCTGGGGAATGGACAGCTTGAAGGTACCGATCTCCCGCGCACGGTTGAAGTCGGTCACTTCGGCACGTCCTTCCCAGTAATAGCCAGGGAAATCGTCGAAGACAATGCGTACCCGCTTTCCGTGCAGGAGAATGCGGAGTGTAGAGACAAAGGACTGCCATCTGCCGCGCTCCAGCTTCCCGCCGAGGGTGACTTCAATGCCGCGCTTCTTAAACACGGGCCGGCCGGTCAGCGCTTCGGAGTAATCCAGAAAGCCGTCCGCACCGGGGACGTCCAGATAAAATGTCTCCTGTTCAGGTTCCCCGATGCAGTTGTTGTTGCCAATGGCAAGCCCCCAGTCCCGGAGTGTATGATAGCTTTTGCCGGTGCGGAGAACCGTGATCGTCGCCCCGTTTGTCATGCTGCTCATCGATACACCTCCTGCGCGGCCAAAATACCCAGCTGACGATTCATGCCGGGAGCCAGCTTCCCAACCAGCGTGCCGCCATCCAGATAGATGCCCTTCTCGCTGTTCCGGGCAATCACCGCAAGATACTCCTCCATGCCGCTCATGTTCAGCTTGCTGTCCAGCATGGCCTCCAGTTTAGTATAGAAGCTCTTCAGCGGCAGAATGGCTTCCGGACCCGCTTCGCCTCCGGCCATGAGACTGGAGCCGTTGAAGCCGAACAACGTCGGGTCGGTCATAATGCCGCCTTCCTTATACCAGGAAATAGACAAACGCGGCACACGGGGCGGATTCAGAGAGAAGCTGCCGCTGATGCTGAAATGGGGCAGCTTGATATGCGGCAGAGACAGCTTACAGTTGGCAAAGAAGCGCTTAATGCTGCCAAGCGCGTTGCTGACGTGTGTCTTTGCCGCATCGAGCGGCGTGGTGATGGCATTCTTGATGCCGTTCCACACGGAGGTGGCCGTGCTCCTGATGCCGGTAAACACCGAGGACAGGGTCGTTTTTACGGAATTGAACACCGTGGTCACCTTGGTTTTTACGCCGTCCACGACCGTAGAAATGGCGGTCTTGATGCCGTTCCAGATGGTGGAGGTCGTGGCCTTTATTGCGTTAAACACTGTAGATACAGTTGTTTTGACACCGTTCACCACCGCGCTGATTTTTGCGCTGATCGCCGACCAGATGGTGCTGACGGTCGTCTGGATGGCGCTCATCACCGTAGAGAGTGTCGTGGAGACGGCATGGATGGCATTGCCTACCGTGGTCTTGATACTCTCCCAAATGCTGGTGATGGTATCGCCGCAGTTCTGCCAGATCAGCTGGAACGGAAGTGTGATGATATCCCATGCCGCCTCCAACAGAGAGCCGATGAACTGGACGCCCACGCTGACCACATTTTTGATGGTCTCCCAGGCATCCGCGAGGAAACCGGTGATGCCGTTCCAGATGTTCGTGAAGGTAGCCGATACCGAAGTCCACACTTCATTCCAACTGGTACCGAACCAGCCGAGAATTACATCCGCCACGCCCTTCAGCGTATTCAGGATGTTCTGGAACCAGCTGACCAGCCCCTCCCACATAGACGTGAAGATACCCTTCACAGCTTCCCATGCGCCGGACCAATCTCCTTGAAATACGGAAATAAACACATCCACAATGCCAAGAATGACGTCCGGCACCGTGGACAGCGTATCTGCAATGTGC